TATTTTGCACAATCTTTACAGTATCTTTTCTCAAAAGTCAAGGAGTTTTTTAAGAGAGTTTCTTCTTGACCTCCTCGATCACCTTGTCGCACCGGAAAACGTTCGTTGAATCGAAGGTGATTTCAACCTCCATTTCCATGGTTCCAGACTCCGAAAGGATGCCGTTTTCGATCTCATATTTCACCTTGCCATTGGGCCTATCCAGAAAGGTCATGTCTTTAGAAACGACTACGTGCTCATTCAATTTTAAATAGAGCTTTGCTGACGAGGCCCCAGTGAGGTCGATCACCGCTCCATCTCTGTCCTTTACGGTAAAGATCAGGTCTGTTCCTTTATCGCCCTCTTTCATGGTCGCCTCCTAATGTAGTGTTCGGTCGATCTGTTCTTTCTTCAAACAGGATCGATAATTTAAGGTTTTAGACATATAGGATTCAAAAGCCAATCCTTGAACCAGGCCGTAAACGCTGATCCCCATGGTTTTTGAAATCTTTGCTTCCGAAAGAAGCGTTCGGAGAAGGATTGCATCGAGAATAAGAAAGTCTTCTCCCCCGGCGACGACAATCGTGGCCTGGGGAAATAAAACGAACAACACATCTCCGAGGTATGAAAAATCTTGAAGACTCGAAGAGGCCGGAGAAAGAGCAAAAAGAGCATTGCACGGATAATCAAAGTCCTGCGTATAAAGAGATGCTGGCATGACGGCCATCAAGATTGAACCCTGGTAAGGATAATCCGCAAAGTGAGAAGAGGCCGGGATCACGGCCAGGATCATGTTGCCTTGATAAGGAAAATCTGCGAAGTGCCCGGAGGCCGGGATCAGTGTCATCATCACGGCTCCGGCGTAAACCGAGTCGAGAGCATAGATAGAGGCCGGGTTAACTTCGACGATGATCGCCCCGATCACTGGCGGGAAGTCGTGGACGTAAGGCGAAGTTGGTGAAAGCGATAGATCGATATTGCCCTGATAAACGTAGTCCGCATAGTGAGTGGTTCTCAGGGTGTGAAAAGTGATTAAAACGTTCCCGGTTTCGGCGTGCTCGACGGCGGACTGACTTTCGGGTTTGAGAGAAAAGCCGATGTTTCCTTGGTATGGAAGGAAGTCATATCCGTAAGAAGATGCAGGTGCGATGACGACAAAAATATCGCCTTGAATTTTTACTTCCCATTCAGCCAAACCCTTTATCAAATAAGGCCGGAATTTTGAAACAGGATGAAACATTTAATTATTCCTCAAAGGCGATCTGTGCCCTAACATTGACATTCGCAGGAGCAATGCATTCGATACCAAGTCTTCCCCCTCCCGGAACTTTAATTTCCTGCCCCATGGGGAAAATTTTTTCATATCCAGATTGAGGATGGACTTCTTTTACTTCCAAAACATCGCCCGCAGTCGGTTCAGCCGTAGCCGTATGTTGTGCCGTTGTTTGTAAGGTTTCCGAATCAGTCGATCTTTTTACGGGAGTCAAAGAACTCATTGTTCCGGCAGTCGTTTGTCTAAGAAGTCTTACCTGAACTGGCTCTGCGTTGACGTTAACCCCATCAAAATAGACACCCCATTCCAAGATTTTGATTTTATGATTCGATGCGGCCACAATCTGTAACACTGTTTTTACTGTTGCGGCTGTTAAGGCAATCTCTGCTGTATTTGCTACTCCAATAATGTCTGACATCTTAGACCTCCTTCATTTTTGGTATTGGGAAAATTGATTTTTTCGAGATCAAAGAACCAACGTGTCTAAGGACCACTTCTTCCTCACTCCCCCAACTTCCCCATGCTGGTTCTGTTGCGAGGTATTGTCTGACCAGAAACCAATCAAAAAAGACTGGGCCATTGGTTGAAAGATTATTTCCACTACCTAAGCCAGCATATCCACTTCCGTATGTTGCATCCGTAAAATTATTTTTAAGAACTCCATCCACGTAAGATTTAATTGCCGTTCCCACCAAGAGAAGGTCTATTATATACCAAGTATCGGCAACTGTCGTGAATGCAACTGAATTAATGGAAGTATACGTTCCCGCCACATCTTTGTAAATTGCGGCTTCTGTAGCAGCCAGACTAAAAATGTAGTGATTATCCACATCTGTATACCTAAAATCAAATCTAAGATTAGTAGTGCCTCCTTTAACTTTTACCCGAATCGCATAATCAGCCCCGGTATAGGCCGATGGAATGTGACCACGATAGGCAACGGTTCCAGTGACATACCCTTCAACTCTGGCAATCTTCGCCGATCCATCTTTCTGAACAAATAACTTTCCGTTGCCCGTTAACCATTTGCTTGAGGCCGTTGCAATGTCTGGATAGGTCAGATCATGGTAGATTCTCGATACATATCCATTAGGTGTTGCCCCCATCCAGAAAGAGGTGTGTGCCAAAAGGATATGATTGTCTGCCAATTTTATAAATCCACCTTCTGGCCCCAGTCCTCTCGTATCAGGAATAAGATCTGCCGATGCTCCCCACGTGACTCCTTGGTTCGTAGATTTCTTATATTTGAGTTTATAGTTCTCATATTGGCAATTGGCGAGAACCGAATCGACATTTGTGTACGCACCGCTTATCAAATCCCCGTTATTATCGTAAAAGAATCCAGAACCTTCGTAATCATAGGTCGCATCCTCAGCATTCCAGATGGTAATAACCGAAGACCAATTTAGACCCCCATCCGTCGATCTTTTAGATTTGAGATATGATTTCCCAAGTTCTGCAACTTCTTCCTCCCATTGAAGAAGAACATCGCCATTTGACAACTTTTCAATGAAAACATCTTCCTGCTTATTGGAGGCCCCAGAAAGTGGCGTGCTATATGAGGCCCAATTTGATCCACCATCGGTTGATTTATAAATATCTATTCCAGTTTGTGCTGAATTAATGGTAGCAATGAGAACGTTACTGGTATCTAAACCAAGGATGTCCGAATCCGCAAAACGAGTGGCAACGACGGCAACCTCGGCCCCCCAGTTCGCCCCACCGTCAATAGACTTTCTAAATTTTATATCCCAATAATCTCCATTTACCTTTGCGTAAGAGAGGAAAATTGTGTCCCCAATGGCATACAGATGAGGCCATCCGTAGGTTCCGGCAGCCACGATCGTCGTGGCCGAAGACCATGTTAATCCTCCATCGGTGGATGTCCTTTGGGCAAGGGCTCCGGTGGATGGAACCTGATAAACACAAATAATATCACCGCTCGCATTCTGGGCCAATACGCCACCGGCACTATCTGCGGATATGAGTTGCGGGAACCAACCCTCGAAGTCATCGCCAAAAAGAAAAGTATCGGAGATGTTGCTATATGGCATAGCACCCGAATTCCCGTAATACATATAAAAGGTAGTGGCCCCTGTCCCGATAGAATCAAATTCAATCCAAACGGTTGCTAATTGATTTGGAGTTGTTCCACTGATCGATTCGATCCAATAATCGAGGAGGGTGATTCCATCGGCGGCTGTAAAGCGTAGGTCATCAAACGAAGGGAGAACGTGGCCCCCACAATCAACATCCTCACCCGTCGCTCCGGCACTTTCACCCACCAGAAGTTTCATCTGGTAATTAGTGACAGTACCAGAAGCACGACTCAACGTAATGCTCTTGCGATATGTCCAATTACTATTAAACCAAGCCAATCGCAGACCTCCTTGACTTGACAAAATGAGTCTATTTGTGCTCTTAACTTTACATCGTTACAGAGTGTAAGGTTATGCACAGGTGATCTTCGGTGTTACTTTGACCGATCCGCCGTCCTGGACATTGTATGGCCCATTGCTGAAATGCTCCACACAAAGGAGTTTCCCCGATCCGTCGATAGAGGTCGCAATGAAATAGCCATAGACATTTCCCCAGGCTCCGCCCACGCAGGTTAAAATCTGTTGAGCAAAGTCGGCATGGTCATCAGTAATCACCCAACTTCCCCTGGCCAATGTCTTGCGGGCATACCCGAACCCGGAGGGCTCGCTGATCGAAGCGAGATTGTCTCCTTCGAGAGGTTCCGTGGTATTTGTATAGAGGCCAAGATAGACATTGGGATCAACCGCCTGACTTCCGAACAGTATTTGGAGCGTTCTTGTTTCGCCCTCGTTAACCCATTTCGGCATTTTTCCTTACCTCCTCTAAGTGAGTTCGGTGGGAGTCATCAACCAACTCCCTCCAATTTCTTTTCGGTTCTCTCTTTGGCCACTTTTATTTTCTCCATGGCCTCTTTGGGAAATTCTGAATAGATCGAGAGATCATTTAAGGCCCAGGCGAGGCCGGAAAAAAATGCCCGTTTATCCGCCGGGACATCGACCGCAAAGGCCGCCATACTTTTTAAAGTCTCTTTCGTTTGTTGGAGCCACTTCTTAATCTCCAACCAGTTTGGTTCCCTCGCCGCATTGAGATTCGCCATGGCCCTCAATGCGTCCTCCGTGATCTGAATCATTGAAGGTGTTGTTGCCATAAGATTCTCCCTCTCTCTGCGAGTTAATTAAGCTCGCTTTTGTATTCTGCATAGACCTTTGTGGTTCCGGTCTCTGTCAGGGTTGTGATGTTCACCCGGACATCATCGACCGGCTTCCCCGCTACCGTTTCATAAGCACACTTCGCCGTCAATTCTCCGGCGGAGAAGGTATGCTCGGCAACCAACGTTACCCATACATCGGGAACGCCATCGCCACGAATTCGGCCTTCGACCGTGAATTTCAAAACCGTCACCGATCCGCCGGTATTGCTAAACCAAACCATGACGGTATGATTGGCCGCCCCGCTTCGATGTGCTGGCCCAGGCCCGGTCGCCTCTACTCCATTCAGAATTCTTGCACCCATTTTTCGTCCCTCCTTTCATCTGGCGGGAGGAGCCGGACTCGAAGCCGGGCCTCCACGTCCTAAGACTGTTTGGAAATCTGTGCCCTGGGCCGGTTCGCCTGCGGCGTTAAGGGTTGCAGGTTTCGCCAGGCTTGGGGTCGCATTCGGTTGATAGTTCATCATCAAGCTGAGAGGAATTGGAGAGTCCTCCAAAATTTCCCTTGGATCGATCTCGTGAGCTCTGAAAACTTTCTTAACCAGGTTTCTCGTCTCTTCCGGTTTGAGCGTTTGAGTTTGAGTGGTGATCGAAAGAAGTTCGGTCATCCGGTTGGCTTGCTGTTCTTTTGCGATCAACGAGACGGAGCCTTTTGCCACGATCTTTTGGTCTCCGACGAGACCTGCAAATTTCTTCCGCTCCATGTTCCAATAGTATTGCCGCCGGATCGAATCCTCGATGGTCTTGCGGTCGATATTTTTAATGAAGAGCTTAATCCCCCTGGCGGCTTGTG